AAGAACTTTATTACCCGTCTCCTGTCCTCTAAACTTTTCTGGTACTGGTTGAAAGGCTCGTTCAAATTTATTCTCCTTTACTGTTTGTACTGTGGTAGCAATCTTTTCTACCTCTTGTTGTTCATCCAAGCCTGTGGCTGGCACGTACTTAAACTGTCCGTTGGATTTGTTTACAACCCACCAGCCACCTGCTTTCTTGCCTGATGCTCTAGCGTATCCAGCTAACTGTGCGACATAACCGAAGCCATCACCGCTGGCAAGACTGTCATAGGACTCAAATTTATTTCGGTATGACCAGTCTGAAGCTGATTTAATATCATCAACTGCGTCATTAATGATAATGTCATAAGAGCCAGAAACGCTATCGTCACCAAGGTCAAGAGTAACTTTATCCGTGTCTTCATATTGCACTCCTGCTTCCGTCAAGATACCCTTGAATACAGCCTCTACTATATCACCTAGCATCATGTTCATTACAAATGTGGTAGGAAAGGGCAACGCAACTTCAGGTTTATTCTTCTGATACCATAGCTGGCAGGAAGGTCTGCCAACATTAGACATACGTAGAGTAAACTCATCCCGCTTGTTGCCCCCACCAAACTGGCGTTTCAAAGCTGCGGTTATATCATCAGCCACACGTTTGATTGTGTCATCTGATATAGTTGTATCACCTTTAGTTGCTTTGTCCATATACTGGTGCAACGCCAATTCAGCAGGGTGGTTCATTATGCTACCTCTTCTTCTAGTTCTATATCAATCATGCCATCTGTGATTGCAGCATCATCCTCGTCACTGTGAGGGGATGCTTTCTCCGCATAAGCATTAATGATATACTCGTTATAGTTTGATACCCAAGACATAAAGTCAGAGAACTTATCCTGATCTTCTTGTGTAACCTCTACTGAGTTAGTCACGTCAAGAGACACCATCGGAAGGAAGAAACTATTTCCGTTAGGAAGTTTACGCTCATCCGTATTCGCAGTAATGATATGCTGAACAGGAAGACGCTTCATCTTATTCAGTTTAGCAAATACATTACCTACCTCTTTAAAGGCATCCCGGTTTTCAATCTCCCATATGAACGCTGTCTCAGGGACGTTGACTTCATTACCATTACTATCAGTAGCACCGATAAGTTCAACGGTTCCTAATACAACACGCACTCGCTTAATCTGCCTGATTAGTTCCTGCGTATTCTTAGGTAGACCCTGAAAGTCTTGGATATAACCAGCAGGTTTACCACAGTTAAACCCACCATCGTTATCTTTCAAGTCTATCGTAAGCGTATCAGCCATGACAGTCTTGACGTAACGATTAGGTACGTTACCAACACCCTTCACAAAACGCTTATACATAAAGCGTTGCATGTATGGGCGTACCTTTACAGAGGAAGCATAATAGGTTTCTCCGTCAGGAATCTCCATCTTATACTGCCCTGCCTTTACCAACACCTTATCATCACCCAAGATAGGTGAGTGTTGGATTCGCAGACGGGCAAGCGTACTTGCCTTTTGTTTATTACCGCCTTCATTCGCTATGCCCATGGCCTTTGCCATAGCTGCATAGTTATTCGTATCAATCGTTGTTAATTCGGACATATATTTAACTCCTTTTTCCTAGTTAGACGCATAGTTATATCAGATAACATCTTTGGTGTCAAGCCAGTTTGGACCTATTTTTGCCTCTAAAAGTAGTGGCACATTAAATACCAAACCCCATCGTTTAGTGATAAGATTTGGTAGGTCTTCATTGGTTTGGTTTATTACTTCTAATACTTTCCTTTCTTCATTAGGGTGGACATCAATAACAATACTGTCATGCACTGTGTTTACTATACATGACTGCATACCTTTTAGCAACCCATCAATATGTAATAATGCAATGGGAACTATATCTGCCGTAGCAAAAGATTGCACGGGATAATTCTTTATCTGTGTAAAGTGAGACACACGCCCCGTTACCTTACGTACTACATCAGGAAAGGCAAACTCTCTACCACTAGGCGTAGTAATCTTCCTTGTGGTTACAGCTTCTTTAGCCAGTCTGGTGTGCCAAGCTGCGACTCCTTTGTACTTTTCGGTGAAGTGGGTGTAGTATTCTGCTTCTGCTTTACTTCTTCCATATCCCGTTGCCCCGTAAAGGGGCGCAAATGTGTGTGCTTTTGCATCCTGTCTATTCGTAGGCTGACCAGCTTCACTAATAACTTTAGCGGTGTATGAGTGTACATCAAATCCAGTAGAAACTTCTTCAATAGCAACTCCATCTTGTGATAGGTAGGCAGCAGTACGGAACTCAAGCTGTGCAAAGTCAGCTTCCATAATCTTGCCGCCATCAAATCGTGACACAAATACTTTCTTCACAGGAAACGTGCCGCCACGTGGCATGTTCTGCATGTTAGGGTCTGCACCAGAGAACCTACCTGTAGCTGTGCGATGCTGCAGCAGCCTTACATGTAGCTTACCATCCTGCTTGGTATGTGTCTCAATCCCATCGACAAAGGATGACAGGTATGTATCCACGGCAGACAACCTGCGTACCTTAGACAGAAAGTCTACGGCATCATCCATACCACGCTGCCTAGCTGCAGCCTCTAATATCTCTAGGTTCTGCTTACTGGTGGTAAAGCCATTAGCACTAGCCCACTTAGGTGTGGGTGGCTTGAACTTTAATCCTGCGACAGCAGATAAATTAACCAAACGATAGCCGTTGCCACTGCAGTGTTTACAAGTGTGGGGTCTTGCAAAAGGTGTTCCATCTTTCTTTACCTTTCTTGTCTGTCCAGAGCCATAACATACAGCGCACTGCTCTGCTTTCGTTTTGTAGATACGCTGTGTACCTGCATTAATAAGGTCACGGAACTCATCCACATCCATGTAGGGGTTGATAGCATTGCCCCAATACTGCTTGTCCAATACCTTGCGGCTATAGATAACCCAAGACAATTGTTCTGGGCTATTGAGATTGATAGGCATATCACCCATGAGGTCATGCACATGGGCTTGTAGGTCCGCTTGTAGCCGTAACTTCTCCTGCTCAAACTCTTCTCGTACCTCTGTCAGCTTGGATAAGTCAACGGTAAACCCACGCTGATAGATACGGGACAGACATACAGCAACCTGATTTGTTAAGTCCACCGTACCCATCAAACCACCATCCTCTGGTGTATTTAATCTGTACATTAACTTATCAGCAAGCTGCTGTGTAGCATGAAGGTCAGCAGATAGATACTCCGCTAACTCATCAATAGGAATGTCCCGTGTGCTATAGCCCTTCTGGAAGTATTCCTTCAGGGTATCCTGCTTCTTGGTATCCAACTCGTATCGTTCAGCACAAGCCTCAAGGGATAGAGGTTCTTTAACACCACGTTGTAGCACATACTCAACAAGCATGGTATCAAACACAGGCCCATCATACGTGAAGCCTGACTCCCATAGCCACAACAAATCATGCGCTGCGTTATGACAGATAAGCACAGTAGCTTCATCAAGAAACCACTGCACACGGTCACTATAATCACGCCTACTTAGATGCCCGTCATGGTCAAATGGGAAGTGCTGCTCAACACCTTGGTCAGTCAGTACACCCACCATAGTCAGTGAGTTCTCTGGCTCAAAGGGGTCAAGGTGCATCTTACCACCACGCTTGGTGACAGTGTTCTCTACATCAAGTGTTAGCTTCATCCTGAATACCTCGCTGTCAAATAGTCTAGTTCACAGTTCACCATACCGTGCCACCCGTTAAGTTTGTTCTTAACAATATTAACATGGCGTAGTGGACTGTCTTCATCCTGTCCTTCTACAGTGGCAGCTTTACCAATGAGTAACATCAGGTCTGCCTCTGCAGCTTTACCTGTACGTGAACCTTCCATCATGGACTGGTTCAGTGTTGTCCTACCCTCTGCCTCTGCTGATAGCTGTGACATATAGAACACAGCACAGTCATAGGTCTTGGCAATCTGCCTTGCGTATATAGCACAAGCCTTGAGTGCCTCATCCTGTCTGGCAAAGGAACCTTGTACACCAAACTTATCACCCATATCAAGCACCAGAATATCAGGGCTGTATGATTTGCATACGGATTCAACCCATGCCATGTCACGTCCCCCTGCTTCTTTGATCTTGATATTGTCATACACTGGCTTGTACATAGCCTGTGCCTTGCCCATGTTATCTCGTACCTCACGTGCTGACATACCAGATGCGGCTGTCAGGTATCTTGCACCCACTCTGTGAGTAGGCTCTTCATTACATAAGACAATACACTTAGCACCCTGATGTGCAAAGCCACCCGGTCCAGCAATCAAGCTGGCATGGAAGGATGTCTTACCAGTGTTGGGTCTAGCCCCTACCTCAATAAGCTGTCCACCAGACACACCCTCTACCTTCAGCGTCATGGACGGTATGTTAAATGACCATCGTGCTTCTAGTTCTGCCTTTGCCATCAGTGTCTCAATCGTGATGTCATCCCACTCAATGTTGAGGTTAGGGATAAAGTCATCTCCGTATTGCTCAAGCAGGTTACGTAGTTTCTCCAACGTGGCAGGGTCTCCATTCACCATGTCAAACCCTATGTTGGCTACATCCTCTCCTACTACCTGCTGAAACAGCTTGGACAATACCTCTTGTGATACGTCACTGCCCATAGGCTGCTCTCGTTTGATAGAAGCAAACATGGATGCATAGGCTTGCTTCTGTGCTGTAGTCAGCGTTGGATTATTAGACATGAACAGTGCCTCTACCTCATCAGGTGTGACAGTGCGTTCATACCTATCCATAGCTGTGTCTATAGCTTCTTTAATCTTACGGGCATCCTTACTAAACAATCGTGGTGGACATTTAGAACCACGGTGATCGTCATAGAAGGACTTGTCCATAAGGCTTCTAATTATTGATAATTCCATTCAGCTTCTCCATATCTGTCGGGTTGCGATATTTCAAATCGTCAGTCAAACGTAGTACACGAACATCGTTTACATGACCACGCAATTCCTTTGCCATCTGCAAAGTCTTTGGTAACGCATCGGGGTCTAATGCTATTACCGCTGTTGAGAACTGTGCAAGATACCCTTTATGCGAATCTTGTAGAGATGTACCAAGAAGCGCAACCCCGACAAAGGAACCGTAACCAACAACGGCTGCACTCACACAGTCCTCAACAACTACTGCGACATTACCACACCCGTGAGTGAAAGGCAAGCCACTTTTTCCATATCTTTTCCATTTAGGTAATCGCTTGCCCAATGCACGTCCTGTAGCATCTACAAGTTTACCATTGTGTGTTATAGGAAACACAACTCTATCTTCTTTGATGTCATAGCTAACGCCAACATCGTCTGGCTCAAAGCCATACTCATAACAGAACTTCAATACAGTCCGTCTGTTACGGTGCGGTATGATGTAGCTTGGCAGTTCAAAGGTATCTTCTGCAAACTCTTTTGCACCAGTGAACCCAGCACGTATATCCTCTGCACTTAGGTGTACACGGTTGCCGCCACGTACATTGCAGGAAGCCTTGTAACAATTCCACACAAGACTACCCATATTATTTGTTACTGTGAATGTTTTAATACCCCCACACTCAGGACAATTCATACGCTTTGTATGTCCATTAGGTATTTCCATATCACTTATAATGCTTTGTATAGTATACATGTATATATCACTTTCCTCTGCGGCAGTTAAGTGCTTTTACCATGAGACTTACGTGTTGTCAAGGCATTATTTGCACTGACAAATGTATTTTTCATGTAAGGTTTTACTGACTGTGGATTACTGTGTCCTGTTACCGACATGATTTGTCCCATAGACACACCTGCCTCTACCATTTGTGTTGTACCTGTTCTACGTAAGTCCATCAGACGTAACTCGTCAGACAGCCCAGCTTCACGCATAACGTCCCTTCCTGCTTTGGATAGTCTCTCCATACTGTACGGTTCGTACTGCCCGTGTACGGGCGTTATACGAGGAACAACGTACTGTTGAAAGCCAAAGTCTTGCTCTTGTTGTATCAGCATCTCCAGCAGGTCATCTTCTATAGGCAAAGTCACCTCTGCCCTACGCTTAGACTGCTCAAGATATAACTTCTTAGCTTCCAAGTCGAGGTTATCCCACGTCAATAGTCGCATGTCACCTAGTCGCTGACACCACTCATATGCCATGTGTACTATCAATCCGATACTACGCCACTGAAAATCACCATAGGCAGTGTCAAGGAATTGACGCACATCATCCTCTGTCCACACAACCTTACGTTGCGGTGACGTTTTGCGCTTGACATTGGCAAACGGATTGACCTGCACATACTCCATCTCAATAGCGTAACGAAACAGCGTGGATGACACAGTGCATACATGGTTGGCGAGACTGATGCCCCGCCCAACCCATGCTTCGTATGCATGTTTGGCTTGCTTACTTGTGAGTTCACAAAAATTCACAGAGCCAAAATCATCCAGCATGATACCAAGAAAGTACCTATAATCTTTCTTAGTTCTGCTTCGTAACATCTTGAAATCATTGGAATTGTAGTACTTATCCACAAGATGTTTTACAGTCTTCATGCTGCAATCAACTCCCTGAATGGCTTGCTCTCAATCCACTGAGACACCTTGCTCTCACGTTGGAACATGGACACAGCTTTCGTATCCTTGCCAGTGTTGCGTAGACCAAAGCCATTGACCTCGTTGTGACTAGCGTAGTTAGTGAACGCAGAGTACAATGCCCATACATTCTGACCACGTACACCAGCCTCTTGGTTGTACAAGGTAAGCATTTTCTCTGCTGTCTTGTCTGACTTGAGCAAAGTCTCAAGCATAGACTTAACGTCACCAACAAACAGAGGCTTGTTTGCCCAGCCTTGCAGACGCTTGGACTGTGCATAGAATGACTGCGTAGATTCACGCAGGTCACGGATGAACCTGTCCATGCTGAAGTTGCTGGTGTTCTTACGCCTAACCTTGTCATGCTCACCACGGATCATACCATTGGTGCAGAAGAAATCTATAGCACCAAAGAATGTCTGGTTGGAACAGCTACCATCAATACCATGCAGCGCAATGATACGCTGTGCAATGGTAGTGCTGTGCTTGTCTGTCTCAATACGAGCAGTCACGTTAGGCAGGGTCATGTCGAGCATAGCCCATGCGTTCTGACGTGCTACGTTCCACTTCATGTTCATGCCCTCGCACTCAGCATCACCAAGGTTCTCAGTGATAGTGTCATGCACTCCATTGAAGAAGTCACTGTGACTTGCACAGTTGAACGTGTCACCCACGACACCAATGTAATCACCAGTGCTGCCGTTGATAACATATTTCTTGTCCTTCACCTTGGTAGGCTCAAACACCGGGTCAAAGTTAAGGCTCTCAGGGATCATCATATTCATTGGAATATCAAATGGCATATCTATTCTCCTTTCAGGTTAAATTGAAATTGTAATGTGTCCATTGCTTCAGACAGTTCTTGTAAGTCAAAGGCAGTCACGGCTCTGATACCACCCATATCAGGATGCAGTGCAGTGTCAAGCACAGTGTCCAGCAAATTATGCACAGATATAACAGCCGCACGTTGCTCC